TTGCCCTCCAGCTGGTAGACGTAGCTGTCGTACAGACGATGGGTGTCGATCAGCGTCTTGCCAGCACGCTTCTGGGCTGCCCTGGATCGCGGCATGGGCGTGCCATCAAACAGCGTTTGGTGATCGAAGGCGTCCTGCACCGCGCCCAGCTGCATCTCGCCGATCTCGCGGCGCGCCGCCACGAAGCCACCGGCAGCCACCAAGCCCAAACGCGCCAAGTGGGCCGTGATGCGGTCGGCATCGCTCAGGTCGCAGGTGAGCGAGACGCCACGGGCGGTGTAGACGGGGCCGCTCAAAACTGCCCCCCGGTGGCGCCCCATCGCGCATGGGCGTCCCAGTCGATGTTGCTCTTGCCCTGGCCAGAGCGCACGCGGTGTGTCGATGCTGGGGCGTTGCCGGTGTCGCTGCGCACCAGCTGCACGCGGCCCGCGGCCACATCACGCAGCCAGGCCCGCCACTGGTCGCCCAGCTTGTCCATGCGTTCGGTGGCGTTGTCGGCATCGATGGCCAACGACACGCGGGTCAGCGAGCGGCAGCACTCCTGCAGCGTGCCGATGTTGGCGTCGTTGGGTGCCAGGGGCAGCAGCACGGCCGAGCGCAGGTAGCCATCCATGTAGGCGCTCTGCGTGGTCAGCTTGTCTTGCAGGTGCGTGAGGGCCCGCGTGGCCGCGTCCAGCATGGCCTGGGTCACGCCAGCCCCCACAGCCGGCAAGCTGCCAGCCACGGCGGCCTGCAGCAGGTCGGCGGTCAGCAGTCGCTCGGTGTCCATCAGCAGTTGGGTGGCCTCGGTCACGCCGAACTGCTGGATGAACTGGGTGGGGGTGGCGTAGGCCATGGCTGTGGGCGTCGCGTGGCGTGGGGTTTACTTGGCGGTCTTCTTGCCCGTGGTGGGGGCAGCTTGATCGCCAACGGCTGCGGTGGCGTCGGCAGGCGCATCGGCGTCGGCCTTGACATCAGCCACCGAGGTGGCGCCCGCAGCCAGCTGGGCCTGCAGCTCGGCGATCTGGGCTTGCAGGGCCTGGTTGGCCTGGTCGGCCTCGGCCAGCTGCTTCTTGGTGTCGGCCAGCTGGGTGGTTGCGGCCTGCAGGTCGCCGCTCAGCAGCTCTTTGTCGGCCAGCAGCGCGTCGTGCGTCAGCTGGGCGGCATCCACGGTGGCCTGCAGCACGGCGACCTGGTTGACCAGCGAGGGCTGCTCGTCATCGAGCACGAGGCTGGTGTTGGCGCCGGTCAGCGTGTCGGCAGAGTTGGGCAGCGCGCCTTCGGGCGTGCTCTCAGGCAGCTTGATGGCGCCCACCTTGAGCAGCTCTTGGGCGTCGGTGATGTCCAGGTGGATCGTGGTGCCGATCTTGTATTCCTGGTTGTCGCGGGTGACAGGCGTCACCACCTCGAACTCGGCAATGGTCTGGGGCATGAGGATTCCTTCATGGCAGGCTGGCGCAGCGCCAGCCCTGGGTTGAGACAGCGATCAGATGGGGTTGCTGAACAGGTAGCCCATCGAGGTGTCGGCCACGACCTCGCGCAGCGACTTGCCCACGCGCACCCGCTCGGCGCCGCGCATGCCCAACTTGGGCTCGGGGATGACGCCCGCGAGCGCGATGCCGAACTGGCCCGTGAATCCGTACACCGGCTGGCCGGCCTGGGCGGCGTCGCGGTTCGTGTAGATGAGGGAGCAGTAGTTGCCCCAGACGCGGGTGTAGCTCGCGGCCTGGCCCTTCTTGGCGTTGTTGACGAAGCCCGAGCCCACCAGCACGCGCTTGATCTCCAGCTTGTCAGCGAGCTGCTCGCGGGTGATCACGCCGCCGTTCTGGGCGGTGCCATACACCGCTTGCACCAGCTTCGGATGCTGGCGCAGCTTGGTCCACACCGCCTGGCCCAACACCACGGTGTTGGGGCGCATCAGGGGAGCATCCAGCGCTGTCAGCAGGTCGTTGAGCGGGTTGCTGTTGGCCAGGTCGCTCCACTTGCTGGTGCCCGACAGCGCCTGCGTGTTGGCGGCCAGGTAGTTGGCCGAGTTGAACACCAGGTTGGCCACGCGGATCTCGCGGTCCAGATCCAGCAGGCCAGTCAGGTACTGGGTGGAGATCACGCGCGGATCGACCGGGCCGCCAGTCTCCGGCTTGGGCATGGCATTCCACGCCTCGATGTCTTCGATCGGCACCACGTCGTCCAGCGCGTAGTTCTGCGTGCTGGAGTCGATCATCTGGCCGCCGAAGTCGACTTCATTGGGCTGACTCTTGCGGCCGACGTTGGTGTTGGGCACGGTGTAGCCCTGCGCCTGGTCGTACTGCGTGTACTTGAACTTCTGGGCGACCGGGATGATGGGCAGCACGTCGTCGGCGATCAGGGTCTCATCCGGGTTGCGGTAGACCATGGCGATGGCCGACAGCTGCGCGTTGACAGGAAAGGTGCTCTGGCTCATATGGATTCCGTTGCGGTTGTGTCAGAGAGAGGGGGCGGTTTGTTGGATGACCTCGGGTCAGCCCTGCAGGCGGTGCTTGGCGATCTCGACCCAGATCACGTCGCCCACGGCGGTCGCGGCTTCGCGGGTCACGCCGATGACCCAGTTGTTGACGCCAGCGGACGGCGCAGCGGCAACCACGCGGCCCTGGCCGTCCACGGTCACCGGCGTGTTCACGGCGATCGCGGCGCCAGCGGTGATCTGCGCCATGTTGTTGAGCACGACGTCCACACGCTCATTGGCGTCGGGCGCGCTGTCGGTCACGCCCAGCGGCACGTCGGTCACGGCAGTGGCGATGTCCACGTTGGTGCCGCTGCTCTGCTTCACGACGATGAAGCGGGCGATGGCGGTGTTCGCCACATACTGTTTGATCAGGCCTTGAGACATGTTTGCTCCAGTGCTGTTGATGGTGGTGTGGCGGTTCAGGCCACCGGGTTGCTGAACTTGGCGACGGCGTCCGGCAGGCTCACGGTCACGCCCAACGCCGCCTGCTCGGCCATGAACTGGCGAGCCTTGTTGGCGATCACAGCCGGGTCATCCGACATCTCGGGCGCATCGCCCTCAATGCGGCCATCGCGGCCCAGCTGCACCAGCGGCTTGCGCCCGGCCATGAACGAGGCCATGAACTCGGCCGGGGCCTTCTTCACCTCGGCGCCATCGGCGGAGGCAAAGCTGAACTGCTGCACCTGGTCCTCCAGGCTGGCCATGAACGCCAGCAGGCCGGGCTTCTCGGCCGGGGTGATCAGACCCTTGGCCAGCCACTCGCCAACCAGGGTGCCCACCTTGTTGTTGATGCGCTCGGCGCGCAGCTCGGCCAGCTCCTGGCCTTGCGCGGCAAACTGGGCTTCGACCTCGGCGCGGCCCTCGGCACGCGCACGGTCAACGTCTTCTTGGGTCAGTGCCATGGTGGTCTCGCCTCCTTCGGGCGCGTTGAACGCCGTCACAGGCGCGTCGTCCTGGTCGGGCTGGTTGAGCACCGCATGCACACGCTGTGCGGTGGACTTGAGGTCTTCGATGCGCCAGGCCGGCAGCACGGTGTCGGCCTTCTCCACGCCCGACTGCTCGATGAGCAGGTCGCGGAAGCCGCGCAGCAGGTCGGCCGCGCCTTCCAGGCCGTAGGCCAGCATGTGGGCGGCATCGGTTTCCGGGTCGCCTGAGGCGAACTCGTGGGTTGCGGCCTCGTCATCAGCCGAGAACTGCACAGGCGGCAGGCCGTCGATGGCTGGGGGCTTGGCGCCCAACCAGCCGATGTGACGCACACGCCAGCCGTGCTGCTTGTCGGCCAGGACAGACACGGAGCGGTTGCGGTAGGCGCCGGAACGCACGCCAGCCTCGAAGGCCGGGTTGATGTCCTCGAACTTGGCGAACAGGCTTTCGCCCTCGCGCTTGAGGTCTGCCCAGGCATAGGCCGGGTCGTCGTGCTTGGGGTGCCCCAGCACGGCGGGCGGCTTGCCCAGCGAGACGTTGGAGACCATCTGGTCCAGGTCGGCGACCGAGAACGAGACGCGATGGCCCGCGCTGTCCACATGGGTGCCAGCACGGAAGACCTCGATCCAGTCGGACAGGCCAGGCTTCGGTTGGGTGGGGGTGGCAGTAGCGTTCGGCATGACGCTACTGTCTGTTTTGCGGC